CCACGACCTACTGCACCTGCGTACTTACCTGTGTCAGGGTTCTTTACAAGAAAGACAACTCGATCTTGCTTAACATCATATTTAATATCTGCTCTTGCCCACATACAGGCTTCCCAACAGTTATTGTCGTGTAAATATCTCAAAACTTTTTCACTTGAGAATACACTTTTAAAACTATTGGGTACTTTAAACTCTTCATTTGTATTTACATCTTCTTTTTTAAATGTTACATTAACATAGTCCATAGTTTTCTCTCCTTGTTTTTTACCCCTCGCACTACACGAGGCATGAAAGCAATACCACCCTATGTTATTAGATGTGGTATCAACAGTTAGTGTATTCTTATTCTGACAGAAAGGACAATCCATTCTTATCTGTGTATCAGGAGGAATACCAAGTCCTTCGACTACTGCTAGTTGTTGTTTGTAATTCATTTTATCCCCATTGTTCTGCCATTGCATTAGCTATACCACTAAATGTAATTGTGGATTCCACACCTCTAATTGTAGAAAAAGAATATCTCTTTCCAAATTTTTTACCACCTGTATTACTTGGTAACAACTGTTTATAATTACTTGGTTTTTTAAGTGGCTCGTCTTTATTAGGTTTTAAACTAGGTAAGTCCTTTAACCATAATAAAGTTTTCTTTGAAAAATTATGACCAAACTGATAGGGCTGTATAGATACAGTATGCTTCGGTAGATTAAATATCTTCATAGGTACAGGATTTTCTACTGCTATTTTTTTTATTGGTGCGTTATATAATTTCATAAAAAAATTCTTAGCCTCTATACCTTTTTTATATCTTTTGTTATCTAATTTTTTATTAGGGTAAAGCCATCTCGCACCTGCCCTTGACAAATAAGTACATGGTGGGTGGGCAATCATTAAATCCCAATTCTTATTTAAATGATTTAATACATCATCTTGTATGTGATTACCTTTAGACACTGTTGGTAATACATCACAACTCCAGGCATCATGCCCTATACCAGCAAAAGTATTTCTAACAACACCAGAAAATTCACATGCAACAAGGACTCTCATACAAGAGTTCCTAATACTAATTGTTTTTCTGTTTCTTCTTTAACTTCTTCATAGGTAATCCACCATTTTTTCTTAACATAAAATCTTTCTAATTGTAACTTAAACAAACCCTGTTCAAGATACATAGCTGTCATATCCTCAATTTCATCAACGGTTGGTTCGTGATTGAATGGCATTTCGCATTCTCCCATTGCTCCTAGCCCGAAGAATCTTATTCTGAATTTTTTCATTATCTATTTCTATATCATACTTTTGTTTGCTTGTCAAGTCTAATGCTGATGTATCTACTACATTACCACAAGACCAATCAATCGGATTTCTTTTCATAGTTTACAAACCTTTTAGAATTTTGTGCATGTAAATCCTCAGCCCGATAGCCATTACTAACAGCCCATTCCTCGTGCAGTTTTAGAATATCAGCAGTAGCTAACTTATCAGTACCCCTTAACCCTAAGCTATACTCCCTTTGATAAGAACGTTTAGTTTCCCTGTTCTCCTCAAGTTTGTAGTAACGCCTGTTAGCCTCTCTTCTATTTATTATATCTTGTTTAGTTCTTTGCATACTTACCTTTCAAATTATCTATTCATACTCATGATTATCGGGATCCGTTTCTCCTGCGTATTTACTTTTTAAATGGTCTGCTCTAAACTCAACACATTCAGAAATAGCCTCCTCAATTTCATACTGTAAACTTTTACGTAAATCATTAGGTTCTAATGTAATATCAGTACCATCATTTAATTTACCTACAATAGTCCACGACTTCAACGCTAGTGGTGGCTCATTTGTTTGACTCATGGTTTATTCCTTTCAATTTCTTTTTCAGTTAAGTAATCATCAACATAAGAGGCTGTTGTGTCATCACAATCATTGAATTTCTCAACCTTACCATCAGACCATTTAACATCAATAGACCAACCAATTATTTTTAACTTATTATATTCCTTTTCTGTTTTACCCTCTATCATTTATCCTCCTTCCATTTATTATAACCTTCTACCCATTCTTTTTGTGGTGTGTCTTTCCTAAAATATTTAGGGTCATACTCCACAACTTTCCATTCTGCTTTCTTACCAAACTTATTACGCTTGGCATAGTCTACTGTTTCTTTCTCAGTATTAAATATTTCATTCGTAAATAATTCATACTCAGTTTTACCTTTAGGTTTTGTTAAAATACAAAACATATTATTTTTCCTCCTCTATAGTAAAAGTAACTGAAGTCATACCACTTGTAGGGTGGTTACTTTCACTCCATTTTACAGGGCAAGTTTCTAGCCACTTATAAAATTTATCATATTCATCTTCGTTTCCTGCGTTTAGATTCATAACTAATGCTCCTTATAGCTGACTTGTTTAACTGAACGACTCCAACAGGAACGACAACTGCCACACTCACCATCTTGTTTGTAAGCAGGACACTCACGACCTATTGGTTTTTTATCTTTGTGTACACCCGAAGTCCACTTCCAAAATTTAGGTGGTGAACCATCTACTTTGATTGCTGATACACGCAAACATAAATTCTTTGGTACATCTTCTACTTTAATTTGATCTATAATTTTATATTCTCTTGTGGCTAACCAATATTTTATATGGGGTGTTCGTTCACACACTTCAAAGATCTTCATTAAATGTTCATAAGATTGTAAATCTCCTGAGTCAAACCAACGGTGAAAAAGCCTTGATTTTGCTAGCCTTTTGTACTTTTGGGTCAGTAATTCTGACATATAATCTACCCACTCGGGCATCTCTATTGCTCGGTATCTTTTTTCATACATAGCTTTTACAAGTGGGAACACATAACAACCTTTACCTGCATAACATTTATTACAGATGGTTCCTTCCTGTTCTGCTAACTTACTACCAGTTATACAATAATGAATGGGTATACCCCACGCATACGAAGGCATCTTACTTGGATTAGATAGTGTACCTATCCTTTTTTCTAATTGTTTTATTTTCATGATGTATTACTTTAACACATAAAGTCTGGTGTGTCAACCTTAGTATACTTTGCAAAACTTTTTTTCTTATTGATGTAATAATTTTTATATGCTTGTACATAATCATCACACTTAAATTCATCGGGCATACATAGAGGTGGTGGTGTCTGCTCACCTTTAGGTAGCTTATCTTCCCAATCTAAATTTTTAAAAAAATAATCTATAATACGCATAGACTTATGTCGTTTGTTATATCGGTGTGTGTATTGAAAGCCTAGTGACTCACCCAACAGTAAAGCCCAACCAAAATTTTTATAAGTTTCTCCTACCCATAAGGTCATGGGATGATTAGGATAAGCTGATTTATATAGAGTATCATTTTTTCCTGCATGTTTTTGGTATGCTGTTGATAACATTTGTGATGTTTCTAATATCATTTTAACTACGTGCTTATCACAATGATACAACGCACACTTGATAGGATTTTTATCGAGATGAAATATATTCATATTCTTTCTATTAGTTTTTCTATTATTGTTTTTATATTAAAGTTCTTTAACTTACCACAGCTATGGTGGTAGATCAAGTCATCATACAGCTCGGCAACATAATCGGGGTCAGCATTAGCTATATCACATATCCTTATGAACGCACCTCTCTTTGCATTGATAAATGTATGTGCTGATTCTCTTAGCTGTGATAGTTCACCACTATCACAATGATTTTGTGGATTTAAATATCCTATGCCATCTAAAAAGGCACGGGATAATACTGCTCTTGCCATATTTGTTTCGGGTTCCATATTTATTCCTTTCATTTGTGTGTAATTTAACTTGACTTATCCTTAAAAATATGTTATGCTGTCGTGTCCATTACAGGGGGGTATATAGTATACTACCCCCCAATAACTCTAGTTTGATTGTAATCGGTTACTAACACCCTTATGAACAAAGAATAAAAAAGTATTACTCTTAATAAAGTTCTGCACTTCAGCAGTTCTCTTATCATCACTCCTTATCTCGTCCATATTTGATAACTTAATATCAAAGTCTTTTACTTTGGCATCACGTTTCCCTATTTTTACAGCCCTCTTGTTGTGAGAACTATAGTTAGTAAGAGAATTGTATACGTCCCAAAGAGTTGTATTACTTTTGTTTTCAAGTACGTCATTAAGAAGATATTCTTTTCCCTCTGACCCCCTTGAGAAACTTTTAAATAATTTATCAACATCACTTTGATTTAATTTAACACTTTGATATGTTTCAAACCTATCACTTAAACTTTTAAAGGATTCATTTAATCCCTTTAGTTTATCGAATGCAGTTTGTATATCAAAGTTTGTTGTATGTCTTTTAAAAGATGAGTTAAATGACTCAATAGATTTCATTCCATTGTCACAAACTAATCTTAAAAACATAGTCTGAAGTTTAAATATAATAGAGGCATCATAACTTGATACCAATTCTACACCAAACTGTAACTTGTCGGCTGGATTGTATGCCATCTCGTGCATACCCAACTTACTTTTATCTCCGAACATAACTCTTAACTTCATACGACTTAGACTATCAGCTACATTAAAATGTATTGATGAGCCTGTTAAGTCTACACCATAGGTATCTAATGAATCAGATAATCCCGATAGTATAGTTTCGTAGGGTATTAACTGGTAGTTATCTCCATGCAAATGTATTGCTCTGTCTTTTGACTTGGCAAACACACCGTGCAAAGGTCTTTCTAACATACAACCATTGACAGATGAAACAGTTTCCATTTCAACAGGTGTAGTGGCTAACTCATAGTCACCAACACGTTCTGTCTTTAGTCTATTTAGTAATGTACTCATTGTGTTTCCTTTTGTTATTGTTAAAAGAGTCAGGCGAAATTTTGAGATATCTCTCTAGTTTCTTTCATCAGCAACTGTACAATTTATATGATGCTGTAAACCTGACTCAAGTCTTTCGTTGGGGTCACCGTTGTATAACTCGCCCAACTAAAAAGACAGTACCGAAAATTAATTCGATACTGTCTATATACTACTATACTATTGCTAGTATGTCAAGTATTATTTTTATGCTACTTGTTGTAGATGATTAGCCAATTCAATCTTAGCAAGTTTAATCTTATCCTCTTTAGTAGGTT